TTGATAAATCACTAGTAGAACCAACAAACACTGCATTGTTAGTTACATTGTTTGTAGTTTTTACTTTATCTTCATCAACTTCTTTAATCTTTTTCTGCAGTTCCATTAACTTATCCGTTGTATCAGCAACAGACTTAATAATCTGTCCTGCAACTTCATATGCTCTTGGACTTGCACTTTCACCTGCTAATTCCATAATACCATTAAGAGATTCTTGTCCCTTTTCAATCAAAGAATATAAGTTAGCACGAGTATACTCATAATCTTTTTCAACATCACCACTTATATCTTTAAGTTGGTCTTTTCTTTTTACACAACCATTTTCTGGTGTATTGCTTACTTCAACAGCACTAGTAGTGTTTAATGCTTCATCTATCGGATCATAACTAGACATGGTGTTCACTATGGATTAAGTACGTCTTGTTGTTTAGTCGGACTATATATCAATCCATCATCAAATTCAGTCATAAATTCATTAAATCCAAAATCATCATCAGGATCTATTAGTTTATCGTCAGCCTCTGTTAATAGGTTAATAGTTGAACCTGAAACATGTTCTGCAGCAACTGTACTATCAAATCCTCTCCAAACAATAATTGTAGTAGAATCTTCAACAGATCTAATCTTCATAATTTCACTATTTACTATAAATCTATTATCAACTGCTAATCCACTAGCATCATCAACAGTAATTCTAGTCTCAGATGTAGTTAGATCTTCTTTTAGAGTTGCGACATTATCATCATTATAATCTTTAACTGCCTTAGGTGTAGCAACATAACGCATCTGTCTTCTACCTGATGGTGGCATATCTGTAGAGTAATCGACTTGAACTTTCTTAATAAGTCCATCACTACTATCAGAAACAGGACCAAATAGATATGTTTTTGCAGTAAATTGTAAAGTATAAATTAATGCTGTTCTTGTAGAGAAATCTCCTTCATATTCATCTCTAAATGAAATATTATCTAATACAATGGGAATATCTCTTTTTTCTCCAATAGACTTAACTAAATTAATTGTTATATTAAATGATGGTTGGAAATATGGTAATATCTGTTCTACAATTTGTAATGCATCATCATTTAACTTAGAAAATATACTTAATTCAAATCCAATATTATAGGGAACTGGCATAAAGACTTTCTTTATATTTGAACCATCAGATGCCTTGAATGTTTGAGTTATTCCTGATTTTCTAGTTGGGTCATATGAAATATTAGTCATTTCAAATGACATTCTTGGTAAAGTTATTGCAACTGCTTTTGTTAAATTAGCTTGTTCTCTGATCTTCGCAAAGAACTTCTGCTGTGGACCATAAGCAAGACCTACTTTTGTTTCATCAAGAGTACTATCATCTTTCTTTTCATGTTTAATATAAATTTGATTAAAGAGAGTACCAAAACCAATAATGGTTTTTCTCATTATTTCGTGATAATAATAGGTTCCTAACATAAATTAATAATCTCCAAATGGGTTTCCTTCTGTAAAGTCAAGTAAGTTATCTGCTTCTGATTCAATATCAGCATTAGAATCATATTGATCATCAACGCTATCTGAACTATAAGATAGGCATACATATCTAGCAGAACTGATACCTCCAACAATTTCTTCACCTGGTCTAAAGGCTCCACTATTAAGTGAAACTTTTAGTTCAACTGGTGGATTAACATCATCAATCGTAGTAAGTATCTTAAAGTCTCTAACGAATGCTTCTGTACCAGAAAGTTGACCAGTTACTACTTCGTTATATATGTAAGTTCCAATTCCAGTACTACTTATACCAGAGAATGTAACTGTAGGATTATCAGTATATCCAGCACCAACATTAGTAAATTGTATTTCCTGTATAATGCCTACACTGTCTATAATTGGTACACCAGTTGCTGTTGTATTTCCGACACCAGCAGGAGGATCACTAAATGTTAATGTAGGAGTTCCTGTATATCCTCTACCTCTTTGAGATATAACAATAGTAGAAATACCAGCATCAACAACACCTAGTGTAACAGCAGCACCTACACCATTACCACCACTCAATACAACTAATGGTGGATTATCTGGATCATATCCACTACCTGGATTAACCAATCTAATTTCTTTTATAGATTTAACTTTACCAACAGATGTTGTTATTGCTACAGCTGTAGCTTGTACTCCTGAAGTAGGATAATTTGGAGGTGCAGATATTTCAACAACAGGTGTAGCAGTATATCCTGAACCATCGTTTATTAGATCTATAAATCCAATCATTCCAGTTGTTCCTGTTGATCCAACACCAACAGCAGTGGTAGCAGCTCCAACTAATTGTACTGTAGTAGTATATCCTTCATCTTCTAGAGCACTATCAATTTCATTAACTTTAGTATCAATCTGTTCACTTTCATATTCATAAAGTTCACAACTTAATTCATAAACATAATTTCTACCTAATTGATAAAAAGGTTTTTCACTTTCAACTCTTTTAATTTCAAACAATCTTTCTCCAAGAGGGAAAAAGATTAAATCTCCTTCTTTTGGTCGTGCAACTAAATCTTCAAAAGTCCAATCTGTATTATATCCTTCTTCAATTCCTGATCTCATACCCTCCAACCAAGGAGCAATAAAATCTTCATATCTTTCTCTTGAAATTGTAAGACTGACTTCATTGGTTAACCTTAAACCAAACTTAGTCATTAAATCTGCACCAGGATTATATCCCTCATAATTATTTACATATGCCTCAATTAAAAAAGAGTCATCAAATTTAGATGACTGAACTTCTCTAATAATATTATCAGTTTTAAATACCTTTCTAGGAAGATAATATACTTCTACTCCATAGATACCTAACTGTTCATTTATTAAATCTTGAACTAAAAACTGTTCGTTTTGAGAACCTTGTAAAAAATATGAATTTAATGGCATTTTTTACTAACCTATCAAATCAAGAGGTGGAACTTCATAGTCAGATGACATTTTAGAAACTATTGCTTCTATATCTCTTTCAGCATCATCATAAATCTGTCTGCCATTTAATTCAATTCCACCAGGAAGTTTTACTCCTTGGAATTTAATTAAATTTTGACCCCACTGTCTTTTAATAAGAGCAGTCAAATACTTCTTCATAAAAGGATCATTAAAAACACCTGTAAACTCAGTTGGATCTAATGCTCTATAACAATCAAGAATAATATAATTATCTTTAACTGCAGCACCCCAATCAATATCCAAATATAATCTATCTTGTCTTTGATTAAATCTTACCTGCTTATCTGTAGTTAATAACATATCAATATCTTGAAGATATGATTTTGTCATGGCATAACTTAAAAGACCATTATATCCAAGATTAAATGCAACATCATTTAAGAATAATTGATACTTAATACTAAACATTCCACCAGAAATAGTACTTGCATCAAATTTAAATATTTTTTCTATACCAACAACAGAATCTGGAACTTGTAAAAAATTGGAAGTTTCATACCAATCGGATGAAACTGTACCCAATCCACTTACAGATGTAGAAGTAGCACTTGTAGTTACAATACCTACTGTATTGGTACTACCATCCTGATTAGTTGCATCTCCTCTATCAATATCCGCCTGAGTAATTTGATGTTTAAGATATGTTCTTTCAACACCATTATAACAACGCTCTTGAAAAAGTTGAAGAGTGTCATCATAAGCATCATCTATCTGTTCATCAGATACATTAATCTCCAATACGGGAGCACCTAATTTTCTCAGACAAAAATCTTTTAATTCCTGTTTAGTGGTTGGTTTTGCCATTAATACGATCCTCCGTCTATTCCACCTGTAGCAGTTACAACACCACTTATAATGGCACCATAACCTTCAAAGAACCTATTGGTAAATACATCATCAGTAAAGGTAGTACCAGCACCAAGAGTTTCTATACGACGAGCACCATCATAGAAGACTTCTACTGATCCATCATCATTAGCGATAAGACTATCTTCACCAGATTTTGCTTGAAGATATATGTTACCGCCATCATCATCGTCTACATTATTTCTAATATATAGATGTCCTGTATTATTATCAATATATGAAAAATCTAGATTATGGTACAATTGCAGATCAAGACCCGTACCAATCTGGAGTTTGGTAAGATCAGCTAATTTTAATGCATCGGC